AACTCTTGATGTATTAATTTTATCAACTAAGGACTTATAAATGAATGAAGTTGCACTAAATATACCATATTTAGATTTTAAATTATTATATTCATCGACTATATGAGTGTTTTTATTCAATAGTTGTGTTAATTCATGAATATAATCTTTCTCTGGATCATGTAAAATTCTTTGTGGATCACATATCTCAAAAAATACTTTCATTGAATGATTCTCCAGTTCTAACCAATCAGTCTTCTTTGGCAGGAACCTACAATTCGGAGAATATGTATTTGATTTTCTTATATATGTTTGTCTACAACACTCAAACCATGAATTTAGAGAAAAACTTGTAGTATCATTCCCTAAGATATATTTAAGCATAAATGATCTATCATTTACTTCTTCCTTGACTTCTTCAAAGTTGTCAATTAGTTCATTTAATTGACTGATTGTTAAATAATTTTCTTCACCTCCCTCATCAAAAAAATTAACATTTTGGAGACTTATGATATTGCCACTGACAAAGTACGCAGCCCTTAATAATCTTGTTGCTGAACTTTCTTTAAAATATGCCTTACTAAAGCTCTTTTGGTAATACTTACTCTTAAGCCACTCTTGAATATGCTCAATTAAATCAGGTTTTGTGTAAATATATGAAGGATTTTGGGTGTAAAATTTGTTCATATTATCAATTGTATATCCAATTCTTTTTCTTATCTTTGTTAGTCGTTTAGAATACCTTTTAAAATGTAGTGTTATCTCTCTATTTTCTGTATATAAATTTACCTCATAACTCAAATATTTTTTAACCTGTGGGTACTCATCCTTTAAATTATAAAGTCTAAATTGATTTGGATCCCCTGTTGAGAACAAATAATAAATAGGCAGAACATCTGACCGCCCTAACAATTTCACAGGTTTTAAAAGCCAATTGGAAACTTCATTGCGCATACCAGGGAGTAAACTATAGTATTTGTAAAGTTGATATAAATGAATTTGATGATACATCCATGCTTGTGGCATACATGCTCCTACTCTAAGAACTTCGGCTGTTCTACCACAAACCATCATCTGATCAGATTCAAAATCCTCATTAGGTAATAAATTATTAATCTCTTTGATTTTCTTGATCTGTGGATAGTGAAGAGTTCCATTAAAGCTATATAAGGACACAAATTCAAAAATATAAACTTGTGTGTTTGTTTTCTTACTACTATCTAATATGCCACCCATCTTCATGCATTTTCTATTT